AGGACTATATAGAGGGGGAGCCATCACCCCCCCAATTAAAGAGGTTTAAGCTATAATGGTAGCTGTTTGTTTAGGTAACGGCATGGCCATAAGCCCATCTCCAATTCTTGAATCCATACCCAATCCTGAAATACATGGACTGTTGAACAATCTTGGTCTGGAAATCAATATTGGTTGCAGACTCAGGCGCGACTCTCTCTATCCATACCAAATCACGTTTCATGGCATCGAGATCGACCATAAACCAGTTATTCGTATCGCTATCATCCATCCTCAGATACGGAATAACCTTATACCGGCCATAATCCATGTTCTTGTCTTCCCCTACGGTGTCATATCCCTTTGGGGTTCCGACTATCTCATAGGCTTCATCAGCGAGATTATCAGGGACTATAAGACCGAGATTATCTGAAATCTCATACCTCTCAGAAATATCATCCCTGAATTTCCGCATCAAAACCCTTGTAGCTGCCACAGCGGTTTTACTAAACGCCGTGGTTCCACTATTGTCAAAACCTACAGATGTAGATGTCCCTGACTTAGTGGTATGTGAAGAACTACAAAGAGATACACCTTCCTCAGATTCCATGAAATCAAAAGCAGAAGAGAACGCATTGGTGAATGTCTTTACACCGTACTTCTCACGCACTCTATGAGCGGCTCGCAAAAGCCCTTTAGCATCATTGACTAAAACCTGATACTTATTGTCGTCCAAGAACTTACGCTCCCACTGTAATCCGCCTCCGAACTCACCGGGTTCAATTTTAGTATGAAAGCCTGGATAGACCGAAAGATACGTTATCTTTCCATTAAATTTCGGAATATCAGGCACATTCCCTACAGCATAGAATTCCTCCCAAGCACTATCAGAATCAAGCATCCGATAGATTGTGGGTATCATAGAAGGAAGTTCTTTAAATGCTTCAGGCCCAGTTACTTCTTTTAAATCAGCGACAAGTAATCTAACAAATGCCGCGCTATCCAATGGATTAGCCATTATTTATCCTCCTTCCTTTTAAGCTCTACCAGTTGCGGTAGGCAACCAATTTGTTGCGGCCCACTGAAACTCTACATACTCTTTGTCTGCTTCAGCAAGGTCGAGTCTGATTACATTAATTTGATAGGCATAACTGCCAACAGCGGCGTTAATGTCAAAAGATAATGAATAATTCGACAACTGCGCTGCGCCTATACCAAATAGCGGCATATTTACTAATACACATGTATCATCCGTAGCCACATCTGCATACGTTGGGGTATACCACGTATGAATAGTGGCATGAGTAGAATATACCATTCTGTATGCGCCCTTATTGGCACCAGTCCTAAAATAAATGGTTGAATATCCTGGAACACTGGCAACTGACATTGCACTGGTTGTGCATCCAGTTCCAGCCTCGCTACCAGTGGTAACTGTCCCAACTACTGGGGCCACCGGCGCAGCCGTATCGGTATCATCAACCAAATTAACCCTAAGAACTGTAGTAGGATCAACGAGATCAACCTTTACAAAAGGTTGACGTCCGCCATTGATATATGGCCCATCAGTGAGAACAAACTCATTGGTCGAATCGTGGGGAGTAGACCAAGCAATATACTCAGTTTTAATCCCTCCAGTTCCACTATACAAAGGTCTCCTGTTATTTGTACCGATAATGACACCAAACGGAATATCATAATGACTATTCCAAAGACTGGCTGACAGGGGCAACATTTCAAGACCTTCATGAGTTGCTATATTTTGCATATCCTGACCTGCCATCCCACCAACATATAGTGTGGCGTCTTTTTCTATTGGGCACCATATCGCTTGAGGAGAATCGTGAACTACGCTAAACATAATAATCTCCTTTCATTGTTAATAATTAATAGTCCCCTCGCCAATTCGGGCTCCCGCACATAGGACAACCGGAATTTATCACTGGTTTATACCGAGTAGATGTCCATTCACCGCCGGCGGCTTCGCAGATAGCCTGTGTTGAACCGGCAGCTCCAAAGCAATGATAGACTTCGCTACCATATTGATCTAACTGGGTATATACAGTCGGGGTTATGTTTGCTTCACTCTCAGAATCTCCGAGAGCATCCCTATCCAGATTGCAAATCCAGCCACAGTTCCAGCATTTATAATACTTGCCGGCATCTTCGCCATCGCCTCTTATGGAATTACCTTTCAAGGGGATGGTTCTACTGCGTTTTCCTATGGCTCCCATATTACAACCTTACTTCCTTGCCTCATTGTTTATGCCGGTTATCGATAACGGCAAATCAGCTTTGAGGTATTTCTTAACCTGTTCCTCACTTAACCCCCGTCTTTTGATGAAGTCTTTAGCTGCATCATCTAAGGGAGGAAGATCGGAATCGGTATCTTTACCTGTACTTCTAATTTCGTCTCCTTCAACTCCACTTCCCAAGGGAGGTGTTTTTTCACCATTGCCCCTAATTGGGACTTTCTTCTTTTGAAAACTGAGTTGCTTATTGTAAAAAGCCCTCGTAGCCTTATGATAGTTAGCTTCGGCATCCCTCGTTCCATCACTTGAATGCACAAAATTAAAGTTAGCTTCCAATTCTTTTATTATTGCCGCATGAATATCTCCGTCTTCATCTAAGCCAAACCCATCTATTGTTCTGCCATATGCTATCTGATATTTGTTTTTACTGGCATCCTCTTCATCTCTTTGTGCTTTCAATTCCTGTCTCAATGTCTTTCTAGTAACAAATTCCTCTTCAGTCTCTTCCTCACTGCCAGCACCGGATTGTAAACTGAGTAATCTCTCAACTGAACCGGAGATATCCTCCAACCGTTCATTGGTACTTCTTTCAATGGCACTGATTCTTCTGCCTAATGCAGAGCGTTCCCTGTGTTCTTTTTCCTTATCTGATAATTCTGCATCTATCTCGGTTTGTTCCTCTTCTGTTCCGATTGTTTCTGTTGTTTCAGCCTCTTGCGTTCCTTCTACTTCTTTAATTTCACCATCAGTCACAGTAGCATCAGCTACTTTTTCTTCCTTTGGCTTTGTTGTCATTGTTCTATCCTTCCTTTAATTGTTTAAGGTTTCTATTGTACTCATTTATCTTACTCACCCATCTCAGTGATAGATTCTTTGCTGCCCTGAAATCTGCCCTGTCCTTATCGGTAGCACTTTCATCGATAATTTTATCCAGTTTGCTTTCCATCGTGTCGATAAGGTCCGTTAAGAGTTCGCTCCCTAATGGAGAATTAAAGGCGTTAAGAAATTGCTCATTCTTGCCGAGTGCTGACAATAACCTCCCTGCCATCTCCTTGCCTTTTTTCCCATGTTTGTTGATATAATCTTCTATATCCATTAAAGTTCTGTTTGGTTTAATAGTATCCGCCACCGGCTCCCTCCCTTGTTTGAGTTTCCATCCCTGACATCGGGACTTGGTTTTGATTACTCATGCCACCACCCATGCCAGACTGTTCTCCTGCCTGTTCTTCCCCCTGGCCACCCTTTTGTTGTATCGGAATATCAGGGTTAAGAAATATGTTCGCAAAATTAGTAGGTTCATCTCCCATGAGTTTGAACATTTCAAGAAGAATATAATTAACCATTTTTGCACTATCAGGATGTTGGATCTGCATGACATAGCCTAATGCTTGCGTCCAGGTTTTGAGCTTCATACCCTTAGACTGCTCTGTCTCTATGGATTGGGATAAAGGCTTATAGGTATAGTTTAAGACAGGGTTAAAGGAATAAACTTTCTCTCCCATCAGCTTAACCGCAGTTTGTTCTGTGGCAAACGCCCATGTCATTTGTTGGATCATCCAGTAAAGCTCTGTTAAGAAGGTAAACTCAAAGGTGAGAGATTTATAATTGGTGCGTATATTGGTACTACCTTCGGCTCCGGCCACAGCCGTTGCGGTCGTGCTTGCCTTACCAGGTAAATCTCCCATCGTTGTGGGAAAGATCGAATTAACCTGCTGCATCTTGTTAGTTAGTATTCCAATTTGCGATAAGGCCCCTTGAATATCATCACTGATTGTAAATTCCTGCAAATCCTTTTCGGGATCTTCCAATTCTATTACATGCTCGGGTTCAAAAAAGATTGTATTGTTATCTTCGGTTACATCACGCTTGCCTTTTAAGGTTGGTAATGTAGCGAGCATTACCCTGTCTTGGCTTATATTGAAAGTATCATCTATACCTATCTGAATTTCACGGGAATATTTGCCATCTCCTATCCCATTATCTTTCGTAGGGTGGATATAACATAAACCACGAATAACAGGCTTAAACGGAACTCCCTCAGAACTTACGTTCGGTGTGGGGTGATATGCTATAAGGGTAGAATGTCCGGCAGATACGGCAAATATAATTACCATTTCTATGAACTCGGCCTTGGGTTTGATAGTGCCAAACTGATCTATCCCTGGTTCGGCCTTGATAGGAGTATCATTCTCATCTCGTTCTTTTACTATTGCCCAGGACCTGCCATAGCGTTTCAATATATCAAAGTATTTCTCTCCGGCATAGTCTGTGCGGTTTTGTGTATTCTCTTTATTGTCTGTTTCCTTTGAAGTTTGGGTATCAGGTTCACCTGACATTTCTTCCAAAAGATGAAGATTAAAATAACCTGCCTTACTTTGATCCGCTTTGAGTTTGCTAAGAGATTGTTCTTTTCTGGTAATAACCCAGTCTTTCTCCTGTAATGAGTATGTATAGCGATTATCAGTGAAGACATTTCGGGGATCTAATATTTCATAATTAAATCTATCTATAACAGGAATATCCCCATAAACAGGTTCCTCTTCGATCTCCGTGGCTGGAATTTGAATAGATGGATCTGTAATCTTGTTGCCGTAGGTATCGACATCGAGTTCAATAGTTTTATGTGTTACCCCAATCACCTCTCTTTTAGTTTTCTGTTCCCACCAACATTCAGCATAGACATAGCCGGAAAGATTGTTGAGCACTTTACCACGGACAAATTTCTGATAATGGTAGAGGTGCTTCTGGTTGAGGGTACGATTGATTAGCTCTTTAGTAGCAGCAGCAGCATCTAAGGATTCTTGCCCCTCGTCCTCTACATAGGTCTCCACAAAATCTCTGGTCTGGAAGTATTGATTAACGTCTATGGAAGTCTGGGTAAGGATGTGTGAGGGAAATTCAGGTATAGAAATATCACTTTGCCAGTCATAGTTCTTCTCTTCCCGTTCTGAATCTAAGAGGGCTATATATGCTTCGAAGTCTCTATTGTCAGCCTGGCGATTAATTTGAGAGGTAATATATTCACCGGATACTATACGTTTGGCTAACTCGGACTCTATATTCTCATCAAAATTGTGTTTGGTTTTTGGTTTGGCCATTACTTTTTCTTTTTTGCTGGTTTCCCTGTGGGTTTCCAGCCATGTCTTACAGCATTTAAGAGTCTTGCTTGTTTCTTCGCCTTTGCTTTAGTGGTATTTTTAGCAGACACTTTTTTATTATGGCTAACTCGATAACCATCAATCTTCTTAATGTGAACAGGCATTATTTAGCCTTCCGGCGTAATCCCGTGCCTCTTGCAGGCAACTTACTGGAGCCATATAAGCGTTTATGACGTGCCTTTCGCTCTGCCTCTGATCTTGGTTTCCCATTCCGTCTTGTTCCTGCTGCCATGGTTATATCTCCTAATAAAAAAGCCCCTTCAAATACAGGTAATTGTAAGTCCTGTATCCGAAGAGGCTTAGTTGCGTGTTCGGGTTGACCTTAAAATTTAATTATCTTTTTTTAAGCTCCCATTTTCTTTTTCCTCCTCACATAGTTTTTTAAGCAATCCCGCTAAATGATACAATGATCGGTAAACTGCTTTTAATATTTCTTTAGTATCTTGTTTCATAAAATTTTAAATTAATAGAAATTGTTTGTCAAGTTATTTTATTATATTTTAAATAACACCGGGGTCATTACCTTCTTCAGCACACCCTTCTTACATTTTGGGCATTTAATCTTTTCATTGTACTTGGCTAAAGGCACAATATATTCAAAACTTTTATTACATTTGGGACATTTGAGTTCGTATAGTGGAATAATCGTTACCTTTTTTAATGATTCTATGTTTGTTAAATAAGATGCACAAAAGACAATGAACATAATCAACTTGTCTTTGTAATGCAGTATAATGTGAATACTTATCATATTGATGAGAAAACCAACAACCCGCCCTAAAATATAATATAAATAAAGGATTCCATAAAAAAGCAAAAAAGATAGCACAGCATATAGGAATATTATCTTGCTTAGCTCGTTTCGTATGGAAGTAAGGTGATAATATATCACCAGGTGCTTTCCCTGTAAGTTTATAAATAAATAGCATAATCATCTATTCCTTGTTGATTGTTTATTATTTTGCCAAAACCCCAAAATATGGATCATTCATTTCAGCACAGGTATTTGGATACCCAATTGCCATATAACCCCCGTCATTGATTTCATGCCTCACAAATATTTGTTCTATGTCATCTAACAAAATCCTCGCTTTCAATGGAAATTCAATAGCACCCTTATTGGGTAGTTCTTTCAGCGCATTTCTTAATTTATTTTCCATTATCCTTTCCTTTCATTCCATTCCCGTTCTTTGATCTTATTCATATTGTAATCATCCATAGACTTCTGACTATCCAAATATGTAAGTTCCTTGGTATAGTCCTGCCGCTTCATCATGGCTCCACACCTGGGGCAGTCCATCCATCTTTGATGTGTCACCAAGGCTTTCTGAACTCTTACGTGACATTTAGGGCAATCGAATGAGTAGAGTGGCACTTTAATTACCTCCGTGAGTTCTATCTTCTGTTATATACCATCTACCGTTTTCATCATCATAAATATTATTATAAAAATCACAAAATACAGATCCACATTTTTTACACCACCAAACGTCACCCCAATCGGTTGTAGCAATATCTTTCATCTCATGTCCACATTTACATATCTTTTGTTCCATCATCGCCTACCCTTTTTCATCAATAGCCCTCTGAAGATTCTTCCACGAATTGATTTGTTATAATATTTTTTTGCATACCAAACCTTTTCTGTCCCATCTGAAAGACATAAATTCTCTGGAAAATTATCAGGCATATCCATTATCCTTTTATTACTGCTAAAACCAACAACAGACAAATTAAAAAAATCCATTATCTCCTCCCTTTGAAATAACTCTTAGCCCTTTTTGTTTCCCTAAGTCCATTTATTTTCCGAGCTTTAAACGCAGGATGTTTGAAAATCGCTTCCCAAATCATATTCATATGACTCCATTTCTCTTCTGGTCTGTTTTTTGCATCCCGTAACTGTGCCATTTTGGTTTCTGTATATTCTTCCCATCTCCACCGGCGCATGTGTTCAGCAGCCCGTTTACAATTATTAAATAACCATAAAGTTGGCAAATACACATCCCGTCCTCGGTCATCTCTTATTTTATTGTTGAATGGTCTTTGACATCGTTTGGCATTCACCAACCTTTTACGGATCTCATCTCTGCCTTTTTCGCCCTTTGTATCCCAAGTATGCCAATACCCACCCTCGCCGATCCCCTCTTTCTTTAACTCATAAAACTCACTGTTAATATCATCTAATACCGTAATCTTATCTTTCTTTATACCTTCTGATAAAGGATCAATGAGATTAAGGGTAAACTTATAGTCTCTGCCCATGATAGCAAACTCATGGCAGATCTCACGTATGGTGTATTTTTCAGGGGAAGGGTTGTAATCCATCCAGATAAAGGCCTCATTGGTGGAAGATAGGGACATATTCCCACAAGCCCATGGGGTCTGGGGATGATAATCTATACCTCTTGCATGTACCCAGTCATGGGATATACCATAGGGGAAGTACGGTTCGGGATTGATAAAATGTACCTTATACTCAAATGCCTTAAATATCCGTCCTTTGACCTGTTTATGGATACCATATCGTCTTGTTGCCACCAAATCAGGGTCGTCATCCCCGCCATAAGCGTCTACCATTTGGTTAATTCCGGCTTCAGTTATGGTAGGGTTATCATCTGTAGCTGCCTGAATAACAGCTATTGATGCCTTACTGTCGGTATACTCTATCTGCTTTGGTTCATAATCATCAGT